CTCCTATAAAATCTTGGTGAATAATATCCTTCCCACATCATCGATGTTATGGATACTGGGAAAGGTGAATCGCTTGATACTTTTAAGGTGAAATTATCTGACTTCTGATGTATAGGAACCATCATCACTGATTGGTCGTCAAGCGGTACATCATTAGCTAAATCAAAGTCTGCAAGTATTACTGGGTGTACATCTGTATAATCATTAGTACCTAATCGTTTTAGTTTAAAACCAACTAAACCAGTTAATCCAGTACTAAATTTCATACGAGCTATAGTTAAAGATGCACTGAAGTCTGATATTCTCCCTTGATCATCTAATCTAAAGTATGTCTTAGGTAGTGTTATATCTAAGGTATATCCAAAACCAACAATAACTTGACCAGCTATACTACTGAAGTCTTTATTAGGTACTTTAAAATAAGTTCCTGTACCATCTGTTGCGATGGTTGGTGTAGTGGTGAATCCACTTTCTACAAATGTAGGGTTAGTTAAATCTGATGATGTACTTGCAATAACAACAAGAGGATCTAAACCAGTTACATTATTAAAAGGTATATAACATTTACTAAATGGATTTGCTGGATCTGTTTGGTCATAGACTACTGAACTTGCTACTGCATATAAATCAACACAAGGATTCATCTTCTGTCCATCAGAGTTAACAAGTATTTGTTCCTCTGGTGTTTGGTTGATACTTGCTGATAACAACGTATATTGACCACCCTGCATAGTTACAGCGTAGAAAGTATCACTATCTATAGATACAGTCTGAACAGTCCCTGGTAATTCCCATCTAAACCATGATTGCATTACCTCTCTTTGTCCATCACTAAAGGTTCTATAGAAATATATATCCTTCTTTGTTGGACCATACATAGCTACAAAAGAGTTCTGTGGTGATGCAGCCATTTCAGTAATAGTTGATGGTACCCATTCAGACACAACTCTTCCAATGTCTAATACTTGTGGGTTCATCTCTTGACCCGCTGTCTTCATCTGGAAGATACGGGAATAACTAGGAGTCTTACTAATGAAGATTATGTTTGTACCATTATCAACAGGGTCCATATCAATATCCATTTCATAGTTGGATATACCACGGATGATGGTTGATGTAGGTGTAAGTATTCCATTAGGTGCATACATCATGAACTGTTGATTCCTACTGAATAGGACTAAACCCTGTGCAGTTGGTATTACACCTGTAAGAACTGTTGGTCTGATACTTGATGTATTGAGATCTACTGGATCACTTGCTATTTGAGTTAAGGCTGATACATGGTAGAAGTTATAGAACTCACTAGCTTGACTCATCGAGACATTGTCTTTAGTCAAGAAGCCAAGACGACTTGAATGGAAGAATGACTGTTGAATCTTTTCTCCTACAAATGTAGGGTGACTATTCGTTTCATCATCTCCTACTAAACGTGCAGTCCAGTCAATAGCTTTAAATGTAAAAGCATTAGCAGCTGTATTAACTAGCTCATGTGGCATCGTACTAGCTGTTAAACCAGGTGATACATCAGGTGCTACATATTCTTCCCAATAACCATTACCACTTGTACCATCATCAGCAATGAACCGTGTGTAATAACTATCTTGTGCAGTGTTAGCAGTGTTAAATACTTTAACTACCCTATGATGTAAAGACCTTTCAGGTAGTGCTGCTACGTTGGCAACTTGATTCTGATATGTTTCTAGTCTTTCATTATCAGCACCGCCTTTACCAGTTAAAGTGAAAGCACTGGAACAAGATAATTCTAAAGTTGTATCTAACTTAGTTACTGTTAATCCAGAGACACTTAATCCATCAATACTCGTCTTTAAATTCGTTAGGATTGTATCAATATCTGCTGCATCAGGACTAGTATAAGAAACAAGAGTTCCATTAATTCCAACTGTATAAGTTGTTTGTGCAGTAACTGCTTTAATTTTTACAGTACCAACTTTCTTAGCAGTAAATGAAGGTGCTGCCTGAGTAGTTACTGTTACACCTTTGTTGGTGATTATTGTTGTATCTTGTACAGTTAAGACATCATAATCTGTAGCCTTAGTACCAGTTAAATAGTTTGTATTACTAGAACCAGTATAGGTAATTGTGGCAGCTACTCCAGATGTAGCATTCCATATATAAATAGCTGTACCTTTAATACAACCTACATACTTCTCATCTCCATCTCTATGGATGTAGAACCATTTAGCATCAGAGTAGATATTCTCATTACCTAAACCTTTTAAGAATTTAAAACCAGGTCTCTTAGTTAAACCAAATGTTGGATCTGGATAAGCATTAATACAATCTACTAATTGTCCTGGTAATTTCTTATCGTCTGGTTGTCTAGAAACACCACCTAAATAATTCTGTACTCTTTGTGTGACATTTGGCATTATCTTTGAAGTGCTTTGTAAGGTTCATAGCTGTTATAAAAATCACCTCCCGCAGGGTGTCCAAAGAACGAGAAGTTACCTTGATTACATTCATATTCCAGTGCTTGTGCTCTGCAGTAAATCTCCTTTTCTCTACACATTTGGTAAAGAGCTTGATCACCTACAATACGACTAACAGTAAAACATGCAGCTCTAGCTGTTATGTAATCTTGTATAGGTCTTGGTATATCTACCCAATCAAAGAACCAAACAACATCACATTTAACTTCTTCAGTGAATGTATCTGAATGAGCCATGCGGTCGTATAGCTTTCCATTTCTTCTTACTACATCTTTATCTCTGTAGTTTCCATTATTAGCTAGATCTATTTGTAGGATATTACCTGGTATAACTATATTGTTACTACTATCAGGAGTGAATGGATAACCATATTCCTTGTTAAAGGTCCATCCTTCAGCCTGTACTTCTCTATTAACTTGTATTAGAGCTTCGTATGCAATCGCAACGTCTGGGTTGGTTTGATCGAGTGTCGTTACAGGAGCTTGACCGACTGACGCTAATATTTGATTTACCGCTGGTAGCTCTGTAGCAGCGTTAGTGGTTGGGATAGCCATAATTATATATAAAAAAAAAGGGAGCCATTAAGACTCCCAATAAACTTAGAATCCTGAAGGTGCAGTACCACCTACATATAATTCAACAGCAGCAGCTGGATTAACATAATCCGCACCACATGCTAAACGTCCAAGGATAACGTCACCCTGATAAATCACAGAGACATCTCCTTTGGTTACTTGTACTGAAGGACCAATAGCTTCTACCATACCAGCAGCTTCTTTCTGGAAAATAAGTCCACAAGACTTATCTCCTAGTTCATTGTTAGTACCGTAGTCGTTATGGATACCTGTAGCAGTAGAGTCTGCGTCCAATGGAGTCACGCTGACGAAATCACCTACATTAGTAGGAGCTGTAACGCCAGTTGTACCGCCGTAAGCAGTACCATACTTACCAAGGAATGGAATATTCATTGACTTGTAGATCTTGATACCAGCGATCTCCACAATTCCATTACCAGACTGTCTGGATGAACCTTGTGCATCTCTGTTAACTAGACCATTCTCACCAGTTTGTTGGATGAGTTCATAGTATTGACGTGCATTCAATACAGCTACTCTACCGTCAGTTGAAACTCCTTTTTCATCGAGAGCTGCAGCTGCATCGTAGAAGGCTGATATTAAATTAGCAGGTACATAAGCATCAGAATCATTGGTTGTTGCACCAACACGAATCTGAGTACCACCTGGCTCTACAAAGTTAGTCTTAGTGATTGGTGATGCTGCTCTTGCTCCACGTGTGATAGCACGGAATGCAAGTCTGTCATACTTCTCAGCTAGAGCGTATCCAATCTTACGAGAGATTTCTGATCTCAAATCAAAATGAGCCAGAACTTCATCCAATTCGTAAAGGAAAGCTGAACTGATAAGTAGGTCATCACAAGTGATGGTCTTCTCAGCTACTGGAGGTGCAGCATCACTATTACCTAGGATACTGTTCCCAGGTGTATGAAATTCCGCCGTTGTGCGACCTGTGTAGATGAACTGTAAGGACTTACCGTTCTTCAAGGTACGCTTCATTATTAGATCCCTAGCTATTGCATTGTGCTGGAATCCTTTGAACATCTCACCACTAAACAGCTTGAGGTAAAGGGCTCTCGCGTCTCCTGTTGAGTTCGATTGACCTTGCCGCGTCAGATCTGCTAATGGTTCGTTACTATTTTGATGTGCCATTGTCTATTTTTAAAATGTTTGAAGGTATAAATCATCATCGCTAGCAAATTAAATTAAAAGTTTTGTGGTCTTTCCCACCGTCTAGACGGCTAATGGGTATCTCCGTAGAGGCCAAGAGCCAAATTACAGAGAGGTCCGACACTGAGGTGCCTCTCTGCTATGGAAGTTAACGTGTAGTACTTCAATGTGAATGAAGAAGGCTAGAGCCATAAAGACTATTAGCCATAATTCATTTATCTTTTTCATAAGGTAGATAGAGCTTCTTCCAATGAGATGTCCTCATCGAAAGTCTCTTTCTTCTCATCCTTATGTTCTGATTCTATGTGCTCTTCTAGTTGTACTCTAGTGAGCTTAGCTTGGTTTCCAGAAGTTTGGTGTGTCATTAGAAACTATACTTAGCTCCAACTTTTGTACCATAGTTACGATCCTCATCACCATTAGAGGCTGTAGAGATCTCACCATAGAATCCAACTTTCTCTTTCCATTGGAAGTTGCCGCCAACCTTACCAGACAATTCAGTTTCTGAACCATCAACATCAGCTACTGCTGTTAGTTGTGGACCGCCTTGGACGTAGTAACTAAACTTGTCCTTTGAACCTTCATAACCAATATGTAGGTCTACTGTTCTTCCTAGATATTCAGAACCTGTATAACCATCATTGATTTCAGCATTGATATAAGTCCCAGCGAATGCAGGAGCAGACGCCAATGAGGTGGCTGCGAGAGCTAGTGCAATTGTTTTCATTAAATTAAATAGTTTTTGATTTTGTGTAAGCGATGCCGCGATACTTGTAAGTAACTTTAATAGTCATTGGAAATCTCCAAGTACCTCAGACCCCGTTCCATGTCTA